GGGTATGGGAAGGTGGTATGCTACGTGAAAAAGCATGCAAGGGCGCACAAAGAAAGATTGATACCCTAGTCGACGAAGGAATATTAGAGGCAAACAAACTTAAATTGTTCGCTAATTTCTTATCAGAACTATAAATTGATAAATAATAACAGTATTCATACGAAAATACGGAAAAGTTAACCAATGGCTGCGAAAAAACAACTACATGAAATGGAGAACCAGGTTACAAAGGGCGCAGCGAAAGCAGACCCTATGCCTAAAGCTCCATCATACGTACCCGACAACGGTGCGATAGAAGATTTAGGAGGACCTACTCCTACAAACGGAAAACCAACTGATGATTCTCATAAGTTGAAGACACCTACTGCAACATTTGCACAACAAGGTGATCCTCAAACTAAGGGAACAGCAGGTAAGGTTCAATTACCAGGACCCGGTGCTATAAAAAGCAGTGGATATGGTAAAGGTGCAAACGAAGAGACTGCATCTGAGGAAGAAGCAGTTGTTGAAACTCCCGTATCTGAGTCTGAATCACCTGAGGAAGAAGTAGCAAAAGAGATCGTAATTGACGTTGCGGATGATGTTGCTGCACTCTTAGAAGGCGAAGAACTTTCTAAAGAGTTCCAAGAAAAGACTGCTACAATCTTTGAAGCGGCTGTAAAGTCCAAGATTGAACAAGTTGCTGAACAACTTGAAGAGCAGTTCACAAAAGCATTTGATGAGGAGATTGCTTCTCACAAATCAGAACTTACAGAGCGTGTTGACTCTTACTTAGAGTACGTCGCTAATGAGTGGATCAATGAGAATGCACTCGCTGTAGAAACTGGAATAAGAGGTGAACTCTCTGATTCCTTTATGAGTGGTCTTAAGACCCTCTTTGAAGAACATTATGTTGAAATCCCTGAAGACAAATACGATGTCTTAGAAGCAATGACTTCTAAACTAGATGAAATGGAAACAAAACTAAATGAGCAGATAGAAAGTAACGTAGAATTGACTAAGCGTCTTTCAGTATCTGTGTCAGACAACATCCTTGATGAAGTAAGTGAAGGTTTGGCGTTATCTCAAAAGGATAAACTCTCCGAACTATCTAACGGTGTTGAGTTTGAAAGTGAAGAACAGTACAGAGAAAAACTATCTACACTCAAGGAGTCGTATTTCAATGCGAAACCAATTGTAGAAAACTCTGAAATCAACCCTGAGGATGCGATTCCTGAGGATCATGGATCAGCAATGAACGCATATTTGTCAGCGTTGACAAAGTTCCAATAGTCAATTTTTAAATTACACCCATAAGGTAAGCCAAATGTTTAATTCTGGACAACTCCAGAAGAAGTGGCAACCACTCTTAGAGGCAGAAGGATTAGATAAAATCCAAGACAACCACAGAAGAGCAGTTACCGCCCAACTTCTAGAAAACCAAGAAAGATTTTTAAGAGAAGAGAGAGCATTCTTGTCAGAAGCTCCTCCAACAGTAAACACTGACCCATCAGGAACTGGAGCCGCAGGTTTCAGTGGTGGTGCATCAGTTGGTGGACCTGTTGCTGGTTTCGACCCAGTTCTTATTAGTCTTATTCGTAGATCAATGCCTAACTTGGTGGCATACGACCTAGCTGGCGTTCAACCAATGAACGGACCAACTGGATTGATCTTCGCAATGAGATCCAAGTACGACAACCAGAACGGTACAGAAGCATTCTTCAACGAACCAGATTCTGCATTCTCTGCTCAAGACTCCGACGCATCATTCACACAGGGTGATTACACAGGAGCAACTGACGGAGATTCAGATGTTGGTTTCGGTACAACTGCACAAGGTGGTGGTAACCCATCAATCTTGAACGGTGGTGCAGAGAACGCTTACTCAGTTGGACAAGGTTTCAAGACTCAACAGTCTGAAGCTTTAGGTGACGGTGCTAACAACGACTTCCGTGAGATGGCGTTCAGCATCGAGAAGGTATCTGTGACTGCGAAGTCAAGAGCCCTCAAAGCTGAGTACAGTTTAGAACTAGCACAAGACCTCAAGGCGATCCATGGATTGGATGCAGAGGCTGAGTTAGCAAACATCCTTTCTACTGAGATCCTAGCGGAAATCAACAGAGAGATCATCCGTACAATCTATAAGGCAGCAAGACCTGGTGCTCAAGTCAACACAGCAACAACTGGTGTATTTGACTTAGACACAGACAGTAACGGAAGATGGATGGTTGAGAAGTTCAAAGGTATGATCTTCCAACTAGAAAGAGATGCTAACGCAATCGCACAAGAGACTCGTAGAGGAAAGGGTAACATCATCCTTTGTTCTGCTGACGTTGCTTCATCGCTAACAGCTGCTGGTCAACTAGACTACACACCTGCACTTTCATCTAACATGAACGTTGATGATACTGGTAACACATTCGCAGGTACTCTAAACGGTAGATACAAAGTTTACATCGATCCATTCGCTGCAAACCTAACTGCTGATCAGTACTACGTCATGGGATACAAGGGATCTAACCCTTATGATGCTGGTCTATTCTATTGCCCTTACGTTCCACTACAGATGGTAAGAGCAGTTGGACAAGACACATTCCAACCAAAAATTGGTTTCAAAACCAGATATGGAATGGTTGCTAACCCATTTGCTGAAGGTACAGATCAAGGTCTTGGTAGAATTACTGGTAACAGTAACAGATACTACAGAAGAGTAAAGGTTACAAACCTAATGTAAGCGAGTCGCTTATATTTTTCAAAGGACTGTTTCGGCAGTCCTTTTTTTATGCTATGATAAATATGATAGTACGATTAAATTATGAAAGATCAAGGTAAGGTAGATGCTCCTGAGTCACAGGACGTAAAGTGGAACCGAGGTCTAGATATCTTCATAGAGTCTGTCATTACACCTGATACTAAATTGAGAGGGTGTGCACACAACCAAGGTTGTTATAATGAACTGATGTGGATTCGTGACGATGTATTAGAGTATCTGTCAAAAATGAGACGTAAGTAATGCCAACAAGAAAATCTGTTCATCCTAGCAACTATCAGGAGGTTTCTAACCGAAACTTCTTATCTGTTGTAGGGTTCAAATTTTTATTGAACAGATGTCCCAAAGTAGATTTCTATTGCAACACTGCAAACATACCTGAGGTTACACTAGGCACAGCTGTACAAACTAATTACTTGAGAGATATACCACTACCAGGTGATAAGTTACAGTATGGTGATCTTAATATAACTTTTATGGTAGATGAAGATATGGAAAATTATCTTCAATTATATCAGTGGATTACATCACTTGGTTATCCAGAATCACTGTCTCAGTTTGATGAACTCAAAGACGCTGATAGATTACTTCCAGAACAACCTAGATCTGGTGATGCATTCAATGAGAGATCTGACGCTACTCTCATGATATTGAATAGTGATTACAACCCTAGTGTCAAAATAAAATTCAAGGATGTATTTCCAGTATCTTTGAGTGCAGTTCCTTTTGATGCTACACAGGAACAGCAGACATACTACACTGCCACAGCATCATTCCGCTACACTATTTTTGATGTGATTGACGTAAATGGAAAGAAAGTCTAGTCCCCTCTCTCTTGAAACTATACAGGAGATGTGGGAGAAAGATTCAAAGATGAATCAAGATGAATTAGATACAGAAAGTCTAAAGATACCACAGTTACACGCCAGATATTACAACCTATATAATACTATATTGCTCATGCGTAAGCGTGATGAAGCAGTATATACCAGTAGTCTATTAGACAGACGTAAGTATTACACTGGGAAAGCAACAGCTGATATCTATGCTGCAGAACCCTTTCCTTATAAGGTCAGAGACAAAGATGACCTCAAGTTATACCTAGACTCAGATGAAAAACTGAGTAAGGTCAAACTGAAGATTGAATACTACGACACTATGCTCAAGTATCTTGAAGAGATACTTAGACAAGTTTCTAATAGAACCTATCAGATAAAGAATGCTATTGAGTGGCGAAGGTTCTCTTCAGGTTATGGCTAATCTCGTTATCAAAAAGAAGAATGAAGTATA